TGTCATAGATAATTTTGCAGATTACAAGTTAGATGAAGATTTGTTTGCTGGTACTGTTGAGTACATAGTTCCAATGCCAGCACCAAACTTCTATTTCATATCTCAGATTCAACCAGAACAAGTGGAAGAGATATTTAATGACTTACTAAGATGGCTTCGTGATGGATACGATTTCTAGGGTTTACAAAACCAAATACAAACTTCCTAAGTTACACCCAGCTCAGCTTGAAGTAGCTAAATCAAAAGCAAGATTCAGAATCTTAGTTGCTGGTCGTAGATTTGGTAAGACAAGATTAGGTACATTGCTTTGTTTAGCAAAAGCTATGGAAGGTAAGAATGCTTGGTGGGTTGCTCCAACTTACGCAATGGCACTTGAAGGTTGGAAGACTGTAAGAGATTTAGCTGGTAAGTATGGCATGGAAGTAAAGGAATCAGAGAAGACTGTATATACCAAAGCTGGTGGATTCGTAACAGTAAGAACAGCAGATAATCCAGATAGACTTCGAGGTGCTGGTTTGGACTTTATTGTATTAGATGAGTGTGCATTCATAAAAGAACAGACTTGGAAGGAAGTACTGAGACCAACACTTACTGAGCGTAAGGGTGGTTGCTTATTTATCTCAACACCAAAAGGAATACAGAACTGGTTCAAAAGATTATATGATGAAGCAGAGAACAATCCAGATTGGGAGAGATGGCAGTTCTCAAGCTATGACAATCCAATGATTGATAGAGAAGAACTTGCAATAGCAAAGAGAGAGATTGGTTCATTCTTATTTAGTCAAGAGTATGAAGCTCAGTTTGTAGAACAATCTGGCGGTCTAATCAAATCAGAATGGTTTAGATATTACACCAAAGAGACATTGACTGAGTTCAATGAAGAAGATAACTACCAAGATTATGTTTACTTGCAAACACAAGACAATGCAGTAAGGCAAGAAGATTTAAAGATTTATACAACAGTGGACTTAGCAACAAGTACAAAAGAGTCTGCTGACTATACAGTTGTAACAACAATCGGAGTAGATAAGGATAATAATATTTATGTTCTTGATTTGATTCGCAAGAGAATAGAAGCTCCAGATATTGTTAAACTCTTAGAACAAGTCTATGAGAAATGGAATCCAGTATCAATCGGAGTAGAATCAGCTGGGTTTCAATTAGCATTAATTCAAATCATAAGAAGACAAACTACATTGCCAATAGTAAAGTTAAAGGCAGATAAGGATAAGTTAAGTAGGGCTTTACCATTATCAGCAAAAATGGAAGCTGGTATGGTATTCTTCCCTAATGATGCTTTGTGGTATTCTGATTTGGAAAAAGAATTGTTAGTATTCCCAAGCGGAGACCATGATGACCAAGTGGACAGTCTTGCTTATGGAATATTGCAGGTTGCAAAGAAGAAGACAATAACAGCTTATTGAGGAGAAGATGGCAGAACGAAGGAGCTTCAGAGATTTAGTTTTTGGACAAAGAAGGTTCAGAGACAACACAACTGGAATTAAAAGAACAACTGGATTCAATTTTTTTAGAGATGACCCTAATGACTTGGTTTATGGAAACTCATCATATATCTTAGGGTGGAACTCTTCTGCTGGAGATTTTGATTTAAGTGGATTAGGTAATGGGCAATCTAATTCAGCTGTTACTGCTTGTCTTCAAGTATTAGGTGTATCGTTCTCAGAAGCAACACTTCAAGTTACCTTCCAAGATGATGAAGGGCAAACTCAGATGATACCTAACCACCCATTCTCAACATTGATGAGGAGACCAAATCCTTATATGTCTGGAGATGTAGTTCAGCAATACATAATCAATGCAATGCATGTCTCTGGAGATGCTTACCTTATGAAGCAAAAGAATAATGTAGGAGAAGTTGTCGCACTATATCCACTGATGCCAGAACAAGTCATGGCTAAAGGTAACAAAACAGATTTAATAACTCACTATGAATATCAACTTGATAATGGAACTGTTGTCATAAAGAATACAGATATGGTTCACTTCAGACTTGGACTTGACCCTAAGAACCATAAAAAAGGTTACTCTCCACTAAAAACAGTTCTAAGAGAGATTTATGGAGATGAGTCTGCTGGTCAGATGGCAACAGCTCTACTTGCTAACTCTGGTGTGCCATCAATGCTTATCACTCCAAAAGATGATTATGGTTTAACTGAACAAGAAGCAGAGCAGATATCAAGAACATATCAACAGAAGGTTGGTGGCAAGAATAAAGGTAAGCCATTAATTCTATCTGGTTCTATGAATGTAGAACGATTGTCATTCTCTCCAAAAGATTTAGACATAGGAGCTCTTAGAAGGATTCCAGAAGAGAGAGTATCAGCAGTTCTTGGAGTACCAGCAATCTTAGCTGGACTTGGAGCTGGGCTTGAGAGAGCAACATACAATAATACTTCTGAACTTAGAGAGTTCTTTACTGAGCAGAAGTTAATACCTTTATGGAGAATGGTTGCAGAAGAATTGACACAACAAGTATTACTTCCAGACTATAACTCTAATCAATCTGTATCTGCTGAATATGATTTCTCAGCTGTAAGAGCTTTGCAGGGAGATGAAAAAGAGATGTTTGAAAAACTTAATGTTGGAGTGCAGGGTGGTTGGATAACAGTTGCTGAAGCAAGAAAACAAGTAGGACTTCCAACGAATGAATCACAAGATGTATATTTACTAAGCAACTCAGTTATACCTACTCCAGCTGATATGGAGCAATCAGAGCCAGCTCAAGTAGAAGAACCAGAAGCTCCAGAATCAGAAGAAGTTGTTACAGAAGATATGGAAGAGAATCAAGAGAAGGGCATTAAAAGATTTGAAGACAAAGTTGTTAGAAGAATAGATAATCAGTTTTGCGTGATTGCCGAAGAGTCTGGTAGGAATATGGGTTGCTATCCTACTAGAGAACTAGCAGAAGCTAGATTAGAACAGATATCCAGATTCAGTGATAACCCAAAAGCAATGGTAGGTGTAGATGAATTTACAACTATTGAAGAAGCACAAGAGAGAGCTGAAGAGATTGGTTGCAGTGGAACTCATCAACATGATAAAGATGGGAATGTAATCTATATGCCATGTTCTACCCACGCAGAATACGAACAAAGATTATCTGAATATAATGGCTCAGATTAGTGATTTATCTGTTGGAGATGCAGTAAGCTGGTCAATTCCAAAACCACCGCAAGAAGATAGCATTGCACATGGAATTATCAAAAGTCTTAACTCTGAAGATGAAACTGCTACGATTCGAGTATGGGCAATTTTAGAGAATGGAGACCATGAAGAAACTGATAGAGATGTTGAAATCGAAGTGGGAAGACTTCGTAAAATATCTAATTTCACTAATGAAGAAGATAAGCAAGTTTCTGCAAGAGTTGAGCGAGTACTTCGAGACAAAGTAGAAGAGCACAACGCAGACAATCCAAGATATAGAGCTACCTTTAGAATGCTTGAAGCAGTATTCAGAAGAGGTATCGGAGCATACAGAACTAATCCAGCATCAGTGCGTGGTAATGTTCGTTCAGCTGACCAATGGGCTTATGCTAGAGTAAATGCATTCTTAAGAGCATTGAGAACTGGTAAGTTCCCTAGAAGTGCATTCGATACAGATTTACTTCCAAGTAACCACCCACTAAGTTCTAAATCTTATGAAGGTAAAGAAGTTGGTACAGTTCCACAGTTCATAAGAGAAAATGCACGAAGAGGATTAGAGAACCTAGAGTTTGCTGGTTCTGGTCTTACAGATAAAACTAAAAGAGAAGCTAGAGCAATGGCTAATGGAGAGATATCAGAAAATAAAGCTATCCGCATGAATGCATGGTTCTTAAGGCACATCTCAGACTTGGACTCAGCAAGAGCTAATGAATATCTTCGTGGGGAAACCGATAAAATGACCGCTGGACAAGTAGCTTGGCTTCTCTGGGGCGGAGACTTAGGTAAGTCAAATAGAATGAGAGCTCAGAAGTGGGCAGAGAGACAAGTCAATCGTATTAGGAATGAGAAGAACTTTGAATCTGCTGTTGAGCTTATCAGAAGAAAAAAGATGCTCAGAGATGGAGAATGGGAAGTAAGGTTAAACAGATTTAGAACTAAACAATCAAGAAGCAGAGTGTATGAAGAATATGATAAATTACTTGGAGATTGGGATTTTGAATTAGCAAGACAATATTATGGATTACTTGATGCTCAGAGAAAATCAGTAAACAAAGTCTTGGCAGAGAATCCACCAACAATCGCTGGTATTGAACTCTTAGTTAATAATGCAATAGACAATACAACTAATCAATGGAAGGAAGACTTAGTACCAGTATATGAATCAATGACATTGGACTTTGCATTCTTACAAACTAACTTCTTACTACCAGATGAAAAAGACAATTCAGTCTTTACACCATCAGAACAAGAGAGAATAACAAGAGCAAGAAGAAGAAGACCCCGCAAAGAAATCATTGAAGAAGGTTTATATCCTAGAAGAAGGGGTGGAGCAAGACTTCCAATCAATAGACAATCCTTTAATAAAGAATCAAGTAAGTTTATACAAAATAGATTAGATACTTTCCTACCAGATATGTCTAAGACTGCTAAAACAAATCTCAACAGAGCACTTAGAAAATCTTTTGATGAAGCAACTGAGTTAGGTCTTACTGGTCGTAAGTTTGAAAATTATATGCGTAAAGAAATATCTAAAGTCATTGGAAAGAAAAATCTAGGTAGAGCTATGAATATAGCTAGAACAGAAGGTTCTGCACTATCAAACTTTGCAATGAATGAATCTGCAACAGCAACAGGATTATCTTTAAGTAAAGAGTGGCTTACGCAAAGAGATGGTAGAGTAAGGGATAGTCATTTATTTGCAGATGGACTAGAAGTAGGAATGAACGAAGCATTCGTTATCTCTGGATATAAATTGAGATACCCAGCAGATAGTGGACTCGGTGCTCCAGCTGGTCTAGTATGTAATTGTAGATGTACATTGATTTATCATGAGAAGAGGATATAAGAATGGATAGAGAAAAATTTGAGTCTAAGACTATAGACTTAAAAACAGTTAATGAAGTAGAAGGTAAAGTTGAAGCAGTTTTTTCTGTATTCAATGAAATAGATTCTGATGGAGATGTAGTTCTTCCTAACTCAATAAAATCTGGTTATGGAGAAAATGGTGTAGCAATGGTCTGGGCTCACGACTGGAAAAAACCAATAGGTCGTGGCGAGATAGTATCTGATGGAGACAAAGCTACATTTAAAGGTCAATTTATTATGGACACCCAAGAAGGCAGAGATGCTTATGCAACAGTCAAAGCTATGGGAGATTTACAACAATGGTCTTTTGGATATGAAGTATTAGATTCAGAAAATGGTTCATTTCAAAAAGATGGTAAATCACAGAATGCTCGTTACTTAAAAGAATTAAAAGTCTGGGAAGTAAGCCCAGTGCTAGTAGGAGCAAATCAAAATACATATACAGTAGGTGTTAAAGAAAAATCAGATGAGAAGTCTGGTTTGACATTAGCAGATGAGTCAGATGAGTTACTAACTAATTTGTCTGCTCTTCTTACGAGATTCAAAGAGCTAACAGCTTTGAGACTCAAAAAAGAAAAAACATTGTCGGATAATTCAACGAATATTCTGATTAATCTACAAGATGCTCTTCAAGAAGCATATCAAGATTTAAATACTTATTTAGATGTTGGTGCTCCAGAAGAACTCAAAGATGAAGAAGAATCACTTGATGCAACGACATTATTGTTGGAAACAAATAGGGTTTTAGCCGAGAGCTATGACCCAGAAATATAGGAGATACTTATAATGAGCAACTTAAACGAGCTTAAAAAAGAACTCCACGAACTCAGAGAAAACACTCTAAACGAATTCAAAGGATTTGATTCAACTGATTTCGATTCTGAGAAAAAAGAAGAGTGGGCTAAGAGAAATGAGAAAATGGCAGAATTGGTCGCTAAGGTCAAAGAAGCCACAAAGATTGAGAACGAGCGTAAAGCAATGGAAGCTGATGTCGAAGCAGGTAATGCTGTTGACCCAGTAAACATTCAATCTGAAGCTGTTGAAGCTAAAGAAGCTCGAAGAACAATCGGAGAACAACTCACTGAATCTTCTGCTTACAAATCTTTTATGGAAAGCGGACAAAAGGGTGTAGCTTCTGAATTAAAGTGGAATCCAAAGTATGAGTTTAAAACAACTCTTTCTGAGACAGGTTATCCACCAGCAGTAACAAGGTCTGATTTAGTAGTTCCGACTGCTACAAGAGAACCACAAAATATCTTGGATTTGATTGATGTCATTAATACTGACCAATTCCAATACAAGTATTTAGAAGAAACCACATTTACTAACAACTCTGGAGCAACTGCTGAAGGTTCAGCACTCGGAGAAAATGCATTAGCATTCACTGAGAACACAGAGAACATTAGAAAAATTGGTTCATTCTTACCAGTTACTGAAGAGTTACTAGCTGATGTATCAGCAGTACAAGGATATCTTGATTCAAGATTACAAACAATGGTTAGACTTGCTGTAACAGACCAACTACTTGCTGGTTCTGGTGTAGCACCTAACTTGACTGGTATATTGAACAAATCTGGTATTAACACATTCGACTATTCTTCTTACAGTGGAAACTTAAAAAGAATTGGTCAAATATATGAAGCAATCACAGAAATTCAAAAAGATAGCTTCTTAACACCAGATGCAATCATTATGCACCCATCTGACTGGTATCAAGTTGTTACCGAAGTCAATGCAGTTACAACAAGCGGTTCATTGAACCCATTGTTCGTAGGTGCTGGAAACTTTGGTGGAGCAGTCGGTAATACTCTTTGGGGATTACCAGTAATTGCTGACACAACAAGACCAGCTGGAACAGCTATTGTAGGTGTGTTCGGTGGCGGACAAGCATGTCATATTGTCGCAAGACAAGGTATGGAAATTGCAATGTCTGATTCACATGATGCAAACTTCACAAAAGACATAATGGTTATGAAAGCAACAGTTAGAATGGGCTTCCCAATCTATCGTGCAACTGCTTTCTGTACAGTTACAAACTTCTAAGAGATTAGAATATGACTTTGATGAGCCACTATTCGTATGGTGGCTCTCAAGTCGGAGAGGAAAAAATGATATTAAAAAAAGATGTATGGTGTAATGATGCTGGCGAATGCGTTGAAACTTCTGGCGGACTTCCTAAAGGTTGGGCTAAAGGTAAGCTCATGGGTAAAAAAGGTCAAGAAGTATCAGATGCTGAATACAAGAGCTGGAATATCGTAGCAACAAAAGCTAAAGCACCTAAAGAAAATAAAGCTAAGTAGGTTTTAAGTGGCTCATACTCAGTATGTCGATAAGACTGACTTAAAAGCATACATTGGTTTGAGTGGCAGTGGTCAAGATGATAACATTGATAACGCTATCAATGGAGCTTCAAGACAGATTGATGCAATTTGTGGAAGACACTTCTATCAAGATGAAACTGTTCAAACTAGGTTTTACACTCCAGTCAATGCATTGTATTTAGATGTTGATGATATATCAGTTACTACTGGTCTCGTTGTTAAATTAGATGACAATGATGATGGTACTTACGAGAAAACATTAACACTTAATACTGATTTCTTTTTAGAACCAGTCAATCCAGATATAGTAGCTAAGGTATCTTCTACTATTTACTATGAGCCATATACTTCTCTTAGGATTCTTGATACAAGAAGTTCTGAGAGATTTGACCCTACAATACTCAAGCATGTAGAAATTACAGCTAAGTTTGGTTTCTCTTATGTACCAGAAGCAATCAAACAAGCAACACTTATTCAAGCACTTCGATTATTCAAAAGGAAAGATGCTCCATTCAATATTCTTGGTAACGAACAAACTGGGCAGATAGAGCTCTTTAATAAGTTTGACCCAGATGCTAAAGAACTCATAAAGGGTTATATAAAGAACAGACTCTAATGGCTTCATCTGAGATTACTTTTAAAATCACTGGAGCTGAAAATCTAAGAAAAAGATTAAAAGCAAACAATTTGTTAATGACTCCGCTTAGGAATTACTTCAATGCTTCTGGAAAAATTATAAAAGAAAAATCAAAAGAACATGCACCAGTTGATACTGGAGCTCTAAGAAGAAGTATTAAATACACAAGAATTAAAAATACTGGAAGGATTCCTAATCAAGTAAAGATATATGCAACTGCAAAGCATGCATCATTCGTTCATGGAAATCCAAATAAGAAATTTAAAATGTCTGAACCTTTTAATAGAACAAGACCACACTTCCCGCCAGTTAAAGCTCTTACTGGTTGGTCAAAGAGACATGGCATGAATCCTTACCAAGTTGCTAATTCAATTGCAGAAAAAGGAACACCAATAGTTCCATTCTTAAAAATGGGTTACAGAGATTCCGCTCCAGAGCGGAAGGTACTATTATCAGTAGCAGGCAAACAAATAGAACGACAGTTTAAAAAAGGTAGGAAAACATAATGGCAAGTTTATCTTCAATAAGGTCTGGCATAGCAACTAACTTAGGAAATATATCTACACTATCTGTATTTGCTTTTGTACCAGATTCTATTGAACCACCAACAGCAGTTGTTGGAGTTGTAGATAATATTGAGTACGATTCAACAATGGCTCGTGGTGCAGATACTTATACCATTCCAGTTTTCTTATATGTCAGTAGAGTTGATGCTCAAGATGCACAAGATACATTAGATGCATTCTTGGCTTCGAGTGGGTCAAGCTCAGTCAAAGCTCAAGTAGAATCTGATATAACATTGGGTGGAGAAGCACAATCTGTTAGAGTAGTAGAAGCAGACAACTATGGAGTCTATACTATAAACAACATAGACTACTTAGGTTGTGAGTTTACGATAGAGGTAATAGCATGAGTTACATAATTATAAGCGGAATTGATGTTGGTAAAAAACGATTTGAAGCTGGTAAAAAAGTTACTAAACAAGATTTAGGCAAATCTTTTAAATGGTTGCTTGAACAGGGTATAGTAATAGATGAAAAAGATTTGGAGAGAGCTCGAAATGAAAAAGGACATTTTGTAGCTGATGACCCAGACACTCCAGAAAACGAAGCATGGGTCAAAAAGGAAGAAGAAGAATAATGGGATATGGAAGAAGTTATGGCTCTGGAAGTGGCTCAAGAAGAAGTAACCGAAGAAGAAGAAGGGGTCGTGGTAGATTGTAATGGCATTCGTTCATGGTAAAGGCACAAAAGTTCATATAGACTCAACAGACTTTAGTCAATACTTTAATAATGTTGATGTAGCTAAAACTGCTGATGTAGCAGAGACAACAAATTTTGGTTCTTCTGGAAGTAAAGAATATATAGCGGGAGAAGATGATGGAACTTTTTCTCTTACTGGATTCTTTGATGCCACCGCAGATGCGACAATACAACCATTACTTAGCGGTGGTACAGATTTTGATTTAGTTGTTGGTATTGATGGCTTAGAAACTGGAGATAGAACCCAGTTCGGTGTAGCTAACATTACTAACTATGGTGTATCAAGCCCAACTGGAGATGTAGTTGCAACTTCAATAGATGCTCAAGCAGATAATGGAGTAACAGTAGGTCTCGTATTGAATGCTGGTGCTTATACAACAACAGGTGTACAGGGAACTGCCAATGACAACTCAGCGAGTTCAACTGGCGGTGGTGGTGCATTTTTAATTGTTACTAGCGTAAGTGGTACTTCTCCAACTGGAGATGTAAAGATTCAGCACAGTGCTGATGATGTTACTTACGCAGACTTGGTAACATTCACTCAAGCAACAGGTGCGACAAGTGAAATAAAAAAAATAGCTGAAGGTACGACAATCAATAGATATGTGAGAGTACATGCTACGATTGGTGGGTCTTCAACTCCTACAATAAATGCTATTGTGGGGTTTGGAAGAAATAATTAAGGAGAAGGAATAAATGGCATTTGTACATGGAAAAGATTCAGTTTTTAAACTAGATAACTCTGGTGGCTCATTAACTGATATAAGCTCTTATGTGAATAATGTTGATTTCCCAGAGACAGCTGATGTTGCTGAGACAAGCGTGCTTGGAGCATCTGCGAAAACTTATATAGTTGGATTAACCGATTCAACGATTGGTCTCACTGGTTTTTTTGACGCTACTGCTGATGCAATATTTGGAGCAGTAATAGGTCAAAGTGCTACTCTCTCTTTTGAATATAGCCCAGAAGGAACAGGTTCTGGAGCAATCAAATATACTGGCGAATGCATACTTACAAACTATGCACTCAGTTCTCCAGTAGGAGATGTCGTAGCTTACAGTGCAGACTTACAAGTATCTGGTGCAGTCACAAGAGGAACTCACTAAGTAACAATTAAATAAGATAAGAAGGGAGATACATGAAACGATTATCTGCTGATGATATTAAAAACCTACCTTCAGTTCCAGAAGATGAGATTGAACTCGAAGAATGGGGATTCTCTATCAAGATTCGTGGGATAAACAAAGCTATGCAAGTTCAGCTTGGTAAATTACTTAATCAAGATGATGCTGATGCTTTTGATTATCAAAGAGAATTACTGAAGGTATGTGTAATAGAACCAGAATTAGATGATGAACTTATTGACCAACTTTATGAGAAAGACTCAAGAGTTATAGATAAGATATTCTTAAAGATAAATGAATTAAATGGTGTTGGGGGTTCTGCGGAAGCAGAGCAATTTTGAGACTGATTTAGATTTAACATTTAGATTTAAACTAGCTAGAGAACTTGGCATGACTGTTGGCGAGCTTATGACTACAATGAGCTCAATGGAATACAATCAATGGATTGCATACTATAAATGGGAAACAGGAGAAATTAATAAGGCAAGAGCTTTAGCAGAAGCTGAAGCCAAAAAGAATAGACAGAGATAATGGCAATAGCAGACATAGCGATTCAAATAGTTACTAAGGGTGCAGACTTAGCTAAACGACAATTAAATAACCTTAGTGGCTCTGCTGATAAGTCTGGCAAGATGATGGGCAAACTTGCTACTGCTGGTAAGTTAGCTGGTATTGCTGTTGGTGTTGCATTAGTTAAAGGTCTTACAAAAGCAACTCAAGAATTTATATCTTTCAATGACAAGATGACTCAGTCTCTTGCAATTATGGATACCACCATTGAACAGCAAAAGGCAATGGAAGAACAAGCACTTGCTGTATCAAGAACTACAAGAATATCCGCTGAACAATCCGCAGAAGCATTCTTCTTCTTAGCATCTGCTGGTTTAAATGCAGAGCAGTCTATATCAGCTCTACCACAAGTAGCTAAGTTCGCTCAAGCTGGTATGTTTGATATGGCTACTGCTACTGACTTAGCAACTGATGCTCAATCTGCATTAGGTCTTACAGTCAAAGATGCTAACCAAAACTTAGAGAACCTTACACGAGTTACTGATGTTCTTGTAAAAGCTAACACATTAGCCAACGCATCTGTACAACAGTTCTCTGAAGCTCTCACAAACAAAGCTGGTTCTGCATTAAAAGTTGTTGGTAAATCTATTGAAGAAGGTGTTGCAGTCTTATCAGCTTTTGCAGATAGAGGTGTTAAAGGAGCTGAAGCTGGAGAAAAACTCAACCAGTTACTCAGAGATATTCCAAGAGCAACTGCTAAGAACACTGAAGAGTTTGCAAAACTCGGCATTGCAATGTTTGATAATGAAGGCAAGTTAAAGAATGTTGCAGACTTAGTAGAAGAGCTTGATAGAGTTCTTGCTCCAATGTCAGATGAATTAAAAGCATCTACATTAGACCAGTTAGGGCTTAATCGTGGTGTTGCTGATGCGGTCAAGATATTAAGTGGAGCTTCTGACCAGATTAGAGATTATGAATCTGCACTTATGGATTCTGGTGGAACTACCGCTGAAGTTGCAGATAAACAGATGGGCTCACTTAAAGCTCAGATAGAATTAATGACTAATGCATTTTCTGAACTAGGTATTCTCATTGGAGATACTATTGCTCCAGCATTATCTTCAATCGTAGGATTTATAACAAAAGTTATTACAAAAACTTCTGACTTTATTAAAGAGCAAAGAGAAGCAAGAGAAGAAATAGAAGAAGACATTCAAGCATTGCAACATTACAACATAGTAATGAATGATACAACTAAACAATATGCTAAATATGCAACCAATGTTCATAAAGCAAAAACAGAAGTTGTAGACCATAGAAGTGCAACAGAAAAAGCTATTGAAGCTCAAAGAGGTATGGAGAGAGCTAACAGAAACTCTGCTCCGAGTTACATGGAAGTTACTGACTTAGCTATTGCTAAAGCTCAAGCTAACAGAGAAGATGCTGAATCAGCTATGGAAGCTACTGAAGCTAGTGCAGAATATGCTGAGAACATTAAAAAGAATATGCTACCAGCTCTTGATGCTGTTGTATCAGCACAAAATAAATTAAAAGATATTCAACAAAGAGTCGCTGATGCAGAAGAAGATAGAGATGATGCATCTAAAGAAGTTACTAAATCTCAAGAAGAGTTGGAGAGAGCATCTCAAAGAGTTCTTGATGCTGAAGAAGCATTAAAACTAGCCAAAGAAGAAGCAAAGAGAGTAACTTTAGAAGAACAACTTGCAATAGTACAACAGAAAAATGCAATTCAAGAATTAGAAGAAGTTGAAGAACGCAATGAAGAACAAGAACTTAGACTTGCAATAGCCAAAGAAAAACTCACAGAACTTATTGATGCTTCTACTGGTGCAACGCATGAACAAATATCTGCTGAGAGAGAATTACTTAGAGCACAAGAAGAAGAAGAGAGAGCTCTTGAGAGACTTACAAAAGCACAAGATAAGTTAGTAAAAGCACAAAAAGAATTAAATGAAGTTACTGCAAAGACTCCAGAGAATTTACTAGAAATAGCAATGGCTAAAAAAGAATTAGATGATGCATTAACAAATCTAAATGCTTTAGGTGCTTTTGAAGATGCTATGGCTCAACTGATTGAATCTACTGGAATGAAACTACAAGATTTGATAAATATGGCTAATGCTATTGCTACTGGTTCAAATATTCCACCACCTTCTGGCGGTGGTGGCGGTGGCGGAGATGGCTCGAAAAAAACTGATACGAGTGGTAATGAAGTAACAGAAGATATAGTAATTCCAGATAAAGCAACATCTTCTCGTCGAGCTGGTTCTGGTATGGAAGCACTTGCTAGAAATAATGCAGTTGTTATTCATCAGAATATAACTGTTGAAGGTAAGAGCCCTAATGAACAAGCACTAGATATTATTGATGCTTTGAACAGAGCAAAAAGGAATGGGCAAAGGGTTGTCTTCTAATGCCAGCAAGTTTCGACTCTAATGTTGATATTAAAGTAGAAGTTGCATTCGATTCTGAACCTTTTGATGCAAGTCAATCATTTACAGATATAAGTACTTATGTAAGATATTTTGATATTTCTCGTGGTAGGTCTCACGAACTTGGAGACTTTAGAGCTGGTACATTATCCTTCTCAGTTTCAAATCAAGATAATAGATTCAATCCAAGTCAGACAACTTACTTTTATGATTCAGCTAATAACAGAACAAAGATACAACCATTAAAGCAAGTTAAAGTATCTGCTATTTATGATTCATCAACTTATGTTATTTTTCGTGGGTTCTTAGATGTTGTACCAGTAAAGTTCCTAGCAGAAGGTGCTGACTCAATTGTTACATTTACTGCGATTGATGCATTCAGATTATTTCAAAGCCAGACATTGCAATCAGTTGGTTGGAGAGTTGGAAGAGCTGGTTTTACAGAACTAGGTCAAACAACAAGACTCGGTTATGGAGATGAGCAAGAGTTAAGCTCTGAAAGAGTATCAAGAATATTAAACTCAATAGGATTCCCTAGTGCTGAGAGAACAATCAACACTGGAACTAAAAATGTTATATCACAAGCAATTACAACTAATGTATTAACAGCACTAAAGGATTGTGAAAAAGCAGAGAATGGTCAGTTCTTTATGAGTGCAGATGGTAAAGCAACATTTAGAAATAGAGCTTATAAATTTACTAATGCACTTGCAACAACATCACAAGCAACTTTTGATAATAGTGGTTCTAATCTTCCATATACAGATGTAGTTGTATCTTTTGATGATAATGAAGTAATCAACTCATACTCTTGGACTCGTTCTGGTGGTACTACTCAATACATTGCTGACTCAGATTCAATCCAGAGATTTACTGCATTAGGTTCTTCTGAGACAACAATAAATACAACTGATGGTGATGTCTTTGGTATTATTCAACAGAAGTTATCTGAGACTGCTATTCCAATAATTAGAATTGATGGTCTTACAATAAATCCTAGACAAAATACAAGTATCTGGGCTCAAGCTCTTGGAAGAGAGATTGGCGATAGAATTACTGTTAATATAGTAAATACAGATGGAAGCACTTTTAGTGATGAACTATTTATAGAATCAATTACACATTCTGTAAATGCTTCATCTCAAACTTGGAATTGGAGTCTGACATGTAGCCCAGCAGGCACTGCTTCTTGGGTACTTGGTCAAGCACTTCTTGGAGTTGGAACTAGATTTGCTTATGGTTAATGCTATGATAAAAGAGATACTAAGGAGATAAAATATGGCGGGAGCTGGTTGGCAAACATACGCAACTGGAGATTTGATAGATGCAACAACATTTCAGACATTTATCCAAGACCAAGTTATACAAGTTTATGCTGATAGTAGTGCTAGAGATACAGCTTTAGGAACTAATGATGCAGAAGGTATGTTCTGTTTTTTAAAGGATACAAACACATTACAATTTTATGATGGTTCAGCTTGGACTAACTTTATTGGCGATGGAGACATTACAGCAGTTACAATTACTACTTCTGCAACTTCTGGCTTATCTGGTGGAGCAACAGCTACTAGTGGTGCTTTTACATCTACCCTAACTGTTGACCCAAGTCAATTGACTGATGGTACTGGCATCACAGTTGATACTGCAAATGATTTATTAATATTAGAAGATGCAACAGACAATACAATTTATAAAGTTAACCCTAGCCAAATAGCTAGTGGTGGTGGAACTTCTGTTGGTTTAGTATTGGCTTTAAGCTAGAAAGGAAAAAAATATGGCAGAAACTTATAAGAATGGTTATCAACAAGCCGGAACATCTTTAGCAGATTTAGTACCAGCTATTAGTGCTTCTACATCTGCGATTGTTTATTCAATTCGTGCTACGAATGTAGATGGAACTAATGATGCAACTGTTGATGTTCAAATTCAAGATGGAACTAGTGGAACTGCTTACATTGCAAAAGGTGTAAATGTACCAGCTGGTTCTTCGATTGAACTTCTTGGAGAGACTAAAGCTAATCTTGAAGCAACTGATAAAATACAGAGTTTAGCTAGTGCTAGCGGAGATATAGATTTTTTTGTATCTTATGTTGAAATAACCTAAAGGAGAATTTTTTAATGAAAGTAGTAGGTAATAGACCATATCCGCACATATTAGAGAATAATGGTGTTTATTCAATAGATGATATAAACCGCTTATTTAGTGAAAATAGATTAAAAGGAAATTATTTTCAATATTTCGTCGTAGCCGGCGGTGGCGGTGGTACCGTTTCAGGTGGTTGGATGGGCGGAGGCGGTGGCGGTGGCGGAGGTATCCGCACCAATGTACCCGCAATATCCGGCGGTGGAAATTTTATTTTAACTGACGAACCTTTATATCCTATGGCAACTGGCACATATACTGTAACAGTTGGTGGCGGTGGTGCTAAAGGGGTAAATGGTTCTGATAGTGTTTTTGGCGACATAACTGCATCTGGTGGTGGATATGCTAATGCAAGCACTGGTGGTTCTGGCGGTGGTGGTGGCGAAGGTGCTACTACAGGTGGTGCTGGTACTGCTAATCAAGGTTTTGCAGGTGGCGATACAGTTGGCGGTTGGAATACAAACGGTTCTGGCGCTGGCGGTGGTGGTGCTGGTGAACAAGGTCATGATGGTTCGGGAACATCAAATAATAAAAGAACTGGGTCGGTAACACACGGCGGAAGTGGTATTACAACAATTATTACTATGGGAGCAGATTTTGGCGACAGTGTAATAAACCGTGAAGCATACGGCGGAGGTGGTGCCGGTGGTTATCATCGTGATGACATTGGTGGTACATACGGTTCGTCTTATTCTTATGGTGGTGGTGCAAATAATGGAAATGGTGCATATAACGGTTCCGATGTAGGAGTACCGTCGGCAGGAAAAGCAAATTATGGTGGCGGTGGCGGTGGTGCTGGTGGTAGCGCTAACGGTACAAATCCGGGAGGCTCTGCTGGTGGTAGCGGTATTGTCATTGTTAGATTTCCTACTACTGCAACAAGTGATTTTTCAGTCTCTACAACTGGTAGCCCTAAATCATGGACAAATAACGATTTTTCAGTTTACATGTGGACATCTTCTGGGACTTTGGTGTTATCATAATGGCACACTTTGCAAAACTAGACGATAACAATGTTGTTGAAACTATTGTGGTTATTGATAATTCAATTCTTGATGATGGTACAGAAAATGAAAATGAACAACAGGGAATTGATTATTTAAAAAATATACATGGCGATGATACAGTTTGGAAACAAACTTCTTTTAATAATAATATTCGTAAAGAATACGCTGGAATAGGTTTTACTTATGATGAAGTAAACGATATTTTTATTAGACCAAAACCTTATGAAAGTTGGACATTAAATTCAGATTTTGAATGGGAAGCACCTATTGCTGACCCTAATACACCAAATGCTGAATATATTTGGGACGAAGAAAATAGTAATTGGAAGTTAATTAATACTGCTGACTAAAATTAATATATGAAAAACATATATTATACAACTAAAAACGAATACATTTTAAATACACCAGAATTACACCCGCAACCAATTCATAAAGTAATCCCTAAATGGTTTAGAGATTTAAAAGCTTTTGATAAAGATATAAAAACTGTAAAAAGTTGTCCAAGCTTTGTTGATAAATACGCTAATGGTTTTGTAAATTTTGCAAGTCAAGATTATCAAATTGATTATATAAAGGATACTGACAGTTGGGAATGGCGAACAAATACCACACTAATACATAAAAAATATACAGTACACGCTGGTAATAATGAAATGGAATATCATAATCCAAAACAACTTACAGAACATATACCAAATAATAAATATTTTTTAACTTTGAAAATAACACTTCCTTATCGTGTTGTAGTTCCAAAAGGTTATAGCATTAGACAAGAAACAATTTTATTTAACGATAATGAAAATTACGATTTGGTAAATGGTACTTGGCATGCTGATAGGGTGCATAGTTTTAGTGTCTTTGTTTTAGTAAAGAAAAAAGAGAGTTTTGTAATTAAACAAGGAACTCCATTAGTAGTGCATGTACCTTATAAAAGAGAAATATTTAAAAGTAATTTTATAGAACAATCAGAAAATAAAAAAGTTAATAAAAGAATATTGCAAAATGATTTATTACTGCAAGGTAAAATATTTAATAAATACTGGCGTAATAAATTTCATAAAGAACAATGACAGAACTCCAAAAAATGCGAGAAATCGCATTAGAACGAGCCAATAACAGATGCGAATGGGCAGATTGTAATAATTACAATCAAAGACTAGAGATGGCACACTTGGTTGATATTGGTATGGGCGGTTCTAAAACAAGAAAATACGATATAGATAATGTAGCTATGTTGTGTAAGTTACATCACGATTTATATGATGGGCGTTCAATATCATTAGCAAAAAAAGAATACAGAGCATTACTTAAAAGTTATTTAGGTTATGCAAGAAACCAATAAATTTTGAGATTAATATAACATAATAAGAAGGTGGAAATATGAAACTTGATGTAGTACGAACTCAGTTTGGTGCTGATGCAACCAATGGCATGCTCTTTATTGATGGAGTCTTTGAGTGCTTCACTCTTGAAGATGAAGTGAGAGATGTGAAAATTCATTCTGAAACCGCTATACCTTTAGGAGAATATGAAATTAAATTAAGAACCGAAGGTGGTTTCCACAGTAAATACACTGCTAGATATGGAAGTATGCATAAAGGAATGTTGTGGCTTCAAGATGTTCCTAATTTTCAATGGATACTAATTCATACTGGGAATACTGATTCCCATACAGCTGGTTGCTTGCTGTTGGGCGAGACTCAACAAGACTTAGATAAAGGCAAAGATGGATTTGTTGGTGGCTCTGGAGATGCATATAAAAAAATGTATCCCAAAGTCAGAGATGCTTTGCTTGCTGGAGAAAAAGTTACAATCAAATATTCAAATATAAATCTTGATGACAAGCCAATGCCATCTAACAAAGCAACTGAAGATGTTGTCTTAACAAAAGTCATTGATGATAAGTTTGACAAAATATTAAAAGAACTAAAAAACTTAAGGAGTGCAGTATTCACAGTTAAAAATATTACTTGATAATTAACTGCCCTA